CATAGCAATCATGCCACGCTGACCTGGATTATTTGCGGTGCAACCTCTACCTATTGCAATACTTGCCTCAGCGTTACCTTGTGAACTACCAAAAACAAAAGAATATGACCCGCCCGAATTACCGCCTCCCCCTGCAAAGGAATTTGGTCCACTTGCTATACTACCTTGCCCTATCGCAGTAGAATGGTTGCCACTTGCTGTATTGGATTGTCCGCCTATGATAGCACTAAACGCTCCTGATGCAGTATTTGACTGACCACCCATAAGAGTTGATGTATCTCCACTACCAAGGTTATTTCTACCGCCCATAGTAACAAAATTATTTGAAGCAGTATTGCCATTACCTCCAACGATTGTTGACGCTATACGACCTGTTATTGTATTCGTAGCACCTCCACCAATAGTACATTGCCATCCGTCATTATCGCCAATAGTATTAGTATCTCCTCCTGCAATAGTTGCACCATATAATTGGCTTATCAAATGGTTTTGACCACCACCAATAACGCAAAAACTATTTGTTCTTGTTGATGAAATTCTGTTATTTTGACCGCTTAAAATAGCACTTGTAATTCCACTTGCAACTTGGTTAGCGTTACTTCTTACCCTTTGAAAATCAACAGCATTTACACCCCTTGCATTACCACCTGTCGCAGTTCCATCAGGCAAAGATGCAACAATAGCCCCCGTACCTTTTGGTATAATAGCAGCGTTTATATTAGTTGCTGCACCAATAGCTGTCCAAGAAGAGGTGGCTTGAGTAGTAGCAGTATATGCTTCAGTCCAAAACTGAGGCCCAAGCGGAGCCCCAACGTTAACGATTTTTATAGCACGTCCACCGGCAGGATCATTTTTGGTGAGATAGTTTTGAATATCATCTACACCATTATCAAAAGTAGCTTTGATGGCACGGCCACCGCTAGCATCGTTTGTAGTGAATATTGAGAGAAAATCTCCGAATGTAATTGCCATAATTCAAAGATACGAATTTTTATTCAGTTTTAAAAGGTGGTGCTGGTTTGGGAACATACGGAATAAGCGGTAAGTTTTGCACCCACATAAAATCAGGGTTAACGCATTGGCTGATTTCTTCAACTGATATTACCCACCTATCGTCATTGTCTTCCAGAGGGTTAAAAAAACTGTCTGGCGCATACCACTGGCCAACAAGTTGGTCTTTCTGTTCAACGGTTAATAAACCTACGTATATTGTACTCATACTCTTTTATATTTTAAAATTCCTTTTTTCATTGCTCTTATAAATGTAGTAACATTCATATCAGCATAAATAGATGCCTCTTTAACGCTACCGTAATAAACTCCAGTTTCAAAATCTAATACAGGTTTACTATTCCAATGATTAAAACCTACATATTTTTTCATTTTTTCAGCTCTTTTATTATAACCTTCTTTAGGTCTTTTAACTCCTAATTTAGCTAATCTCATTTTTTGTTTTGTTTCTGGAGTATGCTGTTTACCTTTAAAATGATTGCTTTCAATCATTCTTTTTCTTCTTGCTTCAAGTTGTTCTTCTGTTGCCTTAACTCCCCAACATCCATCTCCACCATCAGTTATATTAACTAATAAACCACCATTTGACTTTTTACCATATAATGCAATAAGTTCTTTTTCTTTTTCTTTCGCTTCTTCAACAGATAAATCATCAAAAATAATATCAACTCTATATTCTGTATGCTTTGTAATAGAATGCCAATGTTTATTTCTTGTTTGTTTAGTGTAACACCTTGCTTTATCAGAACCTATACCAATATAAAACGGTTCATTCTTATCTAATCTTATATGTCTGTAAACGTAAGCCATATACAAATTTACAAAATTATAGGATTAAAATAGCTGTCATCCATATACCATTGACCAATGAGTAAATCTTTGTCAGTTTCAGTCAGTAAGCCAACATATTGGCTGTAATTTTCGGGGGATATTTCGGATAGTTTATACATTGCGTGAAAGTGTAGTTTGGTATGCTTGTACTGCGGTGTAGAAATTAGCGGCTTCGGTATCTGTTAGGCCGTCACCGATGGAAGCGAAGGCACATTGTTTGCTATTGTATTGAACTATACTACCATTTTCATTTACAGCAAATAATGAAATTGCTCTTGAAGTTAGAGCATCACTTGAAATTGTTCGTGTATCTAATGTTGTAGAATTTCTATAAGATTTAAATTGAGTTAATGATGTTCTTGATGCTATAAAAAATCCATTTTTATTTCCTCCGTATGAAAATGAGGACACACCATTATTTACTGCATTATAATTAATACTTGAATATTGAATCGTTATTTGCAATCTTTTTGTTGCTGTGTCAGATGCTCCCATTTCAGAAGCTAATTGAGATATATCAGTTCTTGAATAATAACTTAAATGCGTTGAATTTAACGATAATGATGTGCTTGGTATTACAAATGTATTTGCATAACCATTTACAGCATTACCAACCACACCACTTGATGAATGCGTAATCCCACCTGTAAACACCAATCTAAACGCAGCATCTAAATCACGTGGGTCTTTCAAGTTCCATTTGTGAGTTGAAGCCGTGCCACCAACGAAAGGATAAATGGCTTTCATCTTTGTCCAAATGCCATACGCTTTGAGGTTAACCACCAAAGTATTGATGGCTGACTGCTGTGTTGCATCAGTTATACCAGCAGCTGTGATAAACGCTTGTGCATCGGCATCAGTACCACCGAAAAACTTTGGCCTTATAGAAGGACCAATTCTTATCATATTAAGTAAGCAATAACGCTACCGCTTGTTAGAGTTATAGAGGAAAAATGCGATCCTTTTGCAGCGGTAATTAACATACCTTGTTTTATAGTCACACCTGTTAATCCAATTGTCGATGTAACGTCAACGCCAGCCGGATTTAAAACTTGTGCTATTACTGCATCAGAATTAACAACAAAGCCTTGAAACCCTCCAACAACAGCACTTACTCCGCTTATAACCCTGCAACCAGTTAAACCACCGGTAAAGTCTATACTTCTTGAAGATACTTCTTGCATAATTCAAAAATACAAAATTTTTTTTGATTTACCTAATCTCTCTGAATTTTACAGCACCATAGACTATGGGAGTTCCTGCAAGGGCTGTCAACTTAAGTGTAAGTGATCCTAATATTCTATTATTACCAGCAGCATCTAATGTCATTGGGTATCGAGATATAACTGCTGTATTTATTACTGTGGATGTATTAGCACCAACTGAGGCCCAACCAGCATCAATTACAATCGCAGGAGAGCCGGATAAAGTTCCTCCTGTATTTACTTCTACCCCAGAATAGGTAGTATTCACATCAGCCCAGGTTCCACCTGTAATGGCTTGTCCTATACATAAATCCCACCTAACGTGTTGGTTAGTAGATCCTGTATTGAAAATTTCAACATCAATGTACGCCACACGCATTCTATTGGTTATCCCATTGAACGTAAGTTTGGGCCTCAGAGTCATTAGCTGAACACCAGCCGTAGAAGTAGTAACACTTGCAGCAGTTTGAAAAGTATATCCAAATACGTTTATATCTTCACTACCACCCTCTGATATTACAGCAGAGCATATAAAGTCCATTGTTGTACTAGATAGTGCTGAACACGTCATGCCACATCTCACAGGTAAATTAGCAGATTGAATATAAGGATGAGTCTCGTTATTGGCGTGTTTAAACTCGTGAGCATAAATAATTTGACCACCTATATCAAAACCTATACGAACACGACCTACATAAAGAGCTTGAATATCTATAACCAAGATTTGAGTCTTGGTAATATCAAGCGTAATTCCGCTCGGTCCTGTACCATCCAATTTATCTAGGTTCCAGGATGATTGCGTAACGGTCTCATTGCCTGCTCCACTTCCAGAATAAATGTGGAATTGTTTAGTTGTTCCGTTAAGTTGAAATTCTATACCATTAACACCATCTGAGTATCCGGCAAATTTAACTACATTTGCTACAGCAGAAATCATATTGAATGTTACGAATATGAGCTGAGACCGACCTGGTTGGTACGGCAAATATTCATAGCTCTGCATATAAGAACTACCTCCTGCACCTGTTCCGGCAAAAGTTAAAGTAGCACATCTATTGGTTGTGTCATGCGCTATAACAGCCCCGGCTCCATTTGTAATTTGCTCAAATAGAATCGGATTAAGATCGTAAGTAAATTGGCTATTAAACAGAATCAAAGGATTGCTCACACGCAAACGGCTAAATGCATCTAAATTAGCCGAATCTTTGATTGTTACTGCGTCTGATGGTTTGGTAAATCCTTGTGCCATATTATGATATTTCTGAACCGAATAAATTAAAACTTAAATCTGCTGTAGTTGCATACACTCTTACAACATCTGTGTTTCCCAAGGTAATACCTATAGTAGCAACAAAAGTGTCTCCTGTGCCAATGGGAACATTATAATAAATGTAATCTTTATTAGCCGTAGCTGCTCCAGATGCAGAAACACTAATTCTAAAAGTAGCAGATGAAGTGCCTCTATTACATACCATAATTGAACTGGCGATTGTAGAAGTAGAAACTGGAACAGTATACAGAACAGTTTCTGTAGTTGCCACCGGGCTTGATTGTGCTAATATTTTATAACTTGTTGCCATTATGCTCCCATTAATAAGAAAGGATTAACTATTTCTGCACTAGATGCAGTTAAATACGTATTGTTATCTACACTTCCATCGGCTTTTAAAAACTGAGTAGATACTCCGTCAAGTCGTATGAAAGCATTTGCTGTTATATTATTACTGATAGTTACAGCGTTTGTTGTAGTAGCTCCATTATCGGTGATGTCTTGTAAGTCCTGAGACCCAAGATAACCCAAAGTAATTAGGTCAGCAACAATTTTGCGTATCCTAGTTTCCTGTGCTTTAAATTCAGGATCCTTCGTCTGATTATACTTTACGAGTAACTCATTTGCTTGTTTAAGCAGCTCCTGTCTAGTTATCTCGAAACTCATTTTTTATAAAATTTGATAGCCGGTATTGTACACCGTCCAGGTTCCAGACGTAGTTACAATATATCCGTTGGTAACGGCTTTGGCTTTTAATTCTATTCCTTTGGCTGTAAGTAAGAAAGCATCTATCTCTGCTTGAGTAACAGAACAACTTGCACAATTACGAGCCCATCTATTCGCTACAGAAATTACTTTATCAGTAGTGCCCTCTACATAACAGTCAATATTTTCCAAACACCACAACAAGAAGAGACCTTTTTTCTGCTCTGCCTCTTTTTTGCAGCAAGGACGATCATATTTCATATCGGCTTGTAATTCGGCCTCAGTAGCAACAATAGCCTTTCTCACCGCCAAGTAAGCACCAATATAACTATATATAGTAGCGTAATTCATTAGCAACCGCAGTTTCTAAAGATAGTAGCATCGCAATCGTTGAGTATATCGTTTATATCGTTGTAAAGGTCCTGAGCTAAAACATACTCACCACATTCAAAAGCCTGAAGCATCTTGTCATACATAATCTTAATTTCTTCGAAACTATTTGTATCCAAGTCTCCTAAAGCAAGTTGACCAATAAGACAACTGAGAGTATTGACACGGAGGGCATATTTGGTTACTGTAATCGGAGACCCAAGCACTGTAAATTGAGTTACGAATTTCCACACTCCGTCAAATGCTACTGGATTAGTTGTAAAAATATTTGTAACATCTGCTGTGATTTCATAAGCCCTGGAAGTACCAGTCCAAAAAGTAGTATTGTACAAACTATTAGGAGGAAGATTATCCGTAAAAATAGTTCCGCTAGGATTGGTAACTGTCAGTCGTGCAGTTGTAACATCAACATTATTCCTATTAGCGTTAGGAGCACCCCAACCTGTAGGATTCGTGATTGCATTATAATCTCCTGTACTATCTACAACAATAATCTCATTCTTATTGTTAATAATACTTATTTTAATATCCAGTGCCATATCTCAAAGTTACGAATTATTTTCTAAATTTCAACTTGCTTTTGTCCATGCTCGCAATAAAATTACCTGCTACGGTATGCTTAGCCAAGCGATCAAACTCCGCTTCGGTTAACAAACCTTCTTTAACACTCCTGACTATACCGTCTCTAACGATGGCAGCGTATTCAGGGCTTTCTTCTACTCCTTTTATTGCCTCATTTACTCTATCGATTAATCCACCACTGCGGTTTTGATTTTCATCCATAGCACCTTTCATGTAATCCAAGAACAATTCTTTTGTTGAATTTTTCCAATCGGCATCGGAAATGTTCTCGTCTTCCGCAGTTTTTTGAATGATGTCAAGACGATTTTGTACTTCGTCTGAGTCCCAACTCCTTGCCATAGCTTCGCCACGCAGAATGCTCAATTTTCTTTGCTCTTCCATGGGTATGTATACAGCGAATTCACCATCTTCATCTTTGAATTTAACTGGATCGGTGTACAATTTGCTAAACAAACCATATTCTTTTCTGTCTCCGGTAGCTTTCTCATACTCGTTAACAAAGTCAAACAATAGCTGAGTTTTTCTTGTACCTTCTTTGTCTCTCCTCCACTGATTAGCATCAAAAAACTTAGTTTTTTCGTCAACTAAAAAATAATCTTCATCTAACGATGTCTCTCCGGCTACCCTAATTTTTGCATCTTTGGGGCTTTTGCCTTTGATTTTATCTTTTAAAACAACCCATATATTATTATTCCATTCTATGAAATCACCTTTTTTATATTCTTTTTTCATATCAAATGGTTTAACCTGAGAAACAAAACCTTCGTAATCACTCATATTAAGTGGATCAAGAGATGCTTGAGCAAAAGCTAAGAATTTATCTACCGTACTTCCGCTACGAGTATCCCAGAATGTTGACTTCTTATACAATCTTTCACCATGAGGCCCAATCTGAGGGCGATAAAATTGCGAAGGAGTAAAGCCCAGGGTTTTCAAAGGAGCAGCAAAAGTACCGTCTTCTTTTCTCAAACCAAATCCAAACAAAGGAGAGCGAGCTGTTAATTTGGTCCATACCCTTGCACCCACTTCACCCATAAACACATCACTACTTTCCAAATCTGGATGATAACCACGAAGAGGATCTGAGCCTATACCTTCTATTCTTTCGAAAGGACTAAATACGCCATAGCTTAAAGTCGGAACAGTTAAAACGGTTGTTAACAAACTACTAGTGAGAGCTTCTGTGCCTTTCTCTGATTTTATTCCGCTAATAAAATTAGAAATATTCTGAATAAAACCTAATTGGGTTACACCATTTTTTAAACTCTCTGTAATAAGATGGGCATTTACCATACCTATAACATCTTCGTCAGCACCCATTAATTTTTTATTTTTTAGTTGCTCCGTTTTGAGATATGCGCCAGCAGATGCCCAGGTGCTTATAGAAAATCCTGCCATACCTAAGTTTCGATAATCAATGGTTATATCTCCTTTTTTAGCAACTCTTCCTCTTGTCTCTTTTCCAGTTACTACATCAAAAAGATGAGACAAGTTTAATTTTCCTGCATCTTGCTGTGCTATACCAGCAGCTCTTGCTCTCTTTTTGGATTCATCATCATCACCATATGGAGCACCTACCGAACCAGTCGATACCAAAAGATAACTAAGACCAGCTAATTGTGCACCTTGAAAAAATTCTGTCCAATACTGAGCAGCTAGTCTTTGTTGTTCAAATAATGCAACTCGATCCGCTTCCATCTTTTTCTTTGTGGTCTCACTCATTTCAGCATTGTCCTTCAGACTATAATTTTTCTGATACTCATTCATTCTGCTGTTCAATTGCATCTGAGTCCGAACCGCCATTACTAATGGGAAAACAGGCACACCAATTCTAAGATATTTTGATACAACGTTAGAAGGAATAGTTACAAAAGGAGAAAAAGCATTCAATGCAATTTTAGCTGCGACTATAGGATATGCCCCAAGTCCTGTTACAGCAGCTTGAATTCCTTTACCTTGTACTTTCTTTTTAATTTTCGCACCATAAATATTCTGTTCTAGTTGATCCAACTTCGCCTTTGTCGATCCGAAGAATCTAACTATCGCATTATTCTGTGCAAAGATTCTCTTATTAGCTGCTCTTTCTGCTGCCCTTGCTGCTTCAGAGTCTCCCACACTGTTAAGTGCAATAAATCTCTTTACTTCGGCAGGATCCGTTATTCCTTTCGAATTAGCATATGCAGCCAAAAATTCATAATAGCCATATTGATAAAACACCCTATCGCCCGATAGCGCAATCGCTCTTCCTGTAATAGTGGGTATTGAACCAAAAAATCCTCTAAGCAAAGCAGCAGCAGCGTAATAACCTTTGCTATGCATTCCGGCTAATTTTGGATTTCCGCTTGCGTCTTTTTCCTCAAGAGCAATAAGCATTTTATCAAACGCAGCACCAAATTCTTCATCGGTCATTTTCTCTTTTCCAGCAATATTCTTAATCATCTTAGAGATCATTTTGAATCCTAACTGAAAATCTTTTACACCATCTATTTCTGCATAACCCTGGAGAAAGTCTCTTTCTGAAGAAGTTTGTTCTGTTAATCCCTTACGAAGTATATCTTTAATTTGTTGTATTCCTTGTTGGAAAGCAAGTTTACGATATATAGAAGGGTCAATACCAACCCCTGTTCCTCTTTTGGTGGCTTCATATGCCAAAGGTGTTCCTTTTTTTGCTAAAATCGGAAGTCCAACTATAAAATTAGCTAAAATTCGTGTCCAACCTAATAACTTTCCAACCCATGTTTTTCTTGGCATAGATGCCAACATCATTTCCATATTACCAATCAAACCCACAAAAATGGTTCTGAAAGAAAGAAGTGCCATGGATGTCATAGATGTAAACCACCGAGAAATCAGAGGTGCTCTACTTCCATATAATCTGTTCACCAATCCTTTTAATTCGGTAGACGCTTTTTGATGTTCTGCTCTAGCTTTGTTAAATTCATCAAACGCTTCATCTGTAAAGGCATTTGCTCCATCTTCAACCTGTGCTATCGCTTCATCTAATTTTGCTTTTGTTTCAAAATACTTTTTAACTAGCTCTCTAATTTTCTGCTGTGTCTTTTCAGGAACTCTAAATGCTTTTTTGGTTTTTGCGAAGTTGCTATCTTTTTTGTAGGTGATATTACTCAAGTTCCTGATAATCAAATCAGCCAAACCTTTTTCTGTCATGAATAGACCACGACCCATTCTCAGCATTCTACCGGAGAAAGAAAGTATATCGGATATATTTTTAATGAGTTCGGAATCTTCAGATTTGAAACCTCCCTTCATTGCTTTGCCATACGCTTTTAATATATCAGCTTTCTTTTTGTTCTCCGCTCTTACTTTATCAGTTGCGGTTTTCATTGCCTCTTCAACACCAGAAATACCTAATACTTCTGCTGCTGCGTCTAACAATTCTTCTGCTGAGGCAAAGTCTTGCAAATCTGCATATATAGATTTAGCCTCACCCAAATTCTTTTCTACTTTGCGAGTACGAATATCTTCATCCATGTCCCGGAGAAAATCAGGGTTGTAACCTTTGGAGTCAATTAAATTCTGAATGGTTTGTCTATATTCTGTACCAAACGTTTCATCCAATAAACTAGGGCTTGCTCCGTCTTCATAAAACGCTTTGAACAATTCGAAATCGCTGTATTTATCTTTTAACTGTTCGTAGATGTCTTCATATTCCAACGTAGGATTTTTATCCATGAAATCAGCAATTTCTTTTCTACGCTGTTCAATTTTATTTTGGTGTACCTTTACATAGTCCATGAAAAGTTCACGAGCCTTTTTCTGCCAGTAAGAATTATATTCAGGAAGATGTGTTTTTATCTGCCCTAATGTATATCCTTTTGATAGCAAATATTGACCAATAATACTAGGACTCTGTGTTTTATTTGCTTTTACAAAATCATCACGATCTTTTCTTATGTTCTTTCTTACTTCGTCAAAAGTAGGACGAGGAGCTTTTTTAGGAGCTTTGGTGCGACCAGGGGCAGCAGCTTGTTGCTGTAACTGAGTATTACTTCTTCTGAAAACAACAGGTAAGTATTTTTTAACAGCTTGACCAAACTGCTCGATCATCTTTTTGCTGAAGTTCGCAAAAGAACGAGATCCAGCTTCTATGTGATACATACCGGCTTTTATCAAATCTCCTAATTTAGAGAAATCAAATCCGGATGGTATATTAGGATTACGAAGATTCTTTATTGCCTGGTCATAATCTTCTTTTGTTACGATTGTGTTCTGAGACCCATAACCTTCGGCTGTACCTTCAGTAGGAGTAGTTTCTGTGGGAGGTGTAGTTGCTTCGGGTGCAGTTTCTGAAAGAGATTTATTTTCTGCTGATTCTACAACTTTTATTTGCTCTGGATAAAAAGCAACAACTTCATATGCCTCAGACATATTTAGTTCGTTTCTGTTGTCTTTACCTTTTACATTATCGTACTTTCTTTGATTTTCAATATATTCTTTTTGAGCTCCCTCTACATCCTCACTAACAGGAACATATCTATCATACTTATATTTAGGATGAGTTATAATTCCATCATATCCGGCTTCTTTTAATTTTTTTATGTCAACTTCTCTTCTTACCTCAGGCTGCGAAGCATAATAAGGATTTTTGATGTTTAATACTGCTGCATATTTGTTTTTACCATATTCAGAAAATGTTTGAGGGTTAGTAGTAAAAAATAATCCTGTTGGTTTTTCTTCACCGAAACGAGTTTCTGTTTCGTTTGTATTATTATAAACTACTATTGGATTTTGATTACCATCTTTAACAACACTATCTTTTGTAAAGTCAATATTTTCTTTTTCTTGAGCAATTGAATTTGCTTTTTGTTCAAATTCTTTAAATGTTTTCGGTTTAGATATTTCAGCAGTGGTTTGTGCCTGAGGCCCAACTGCTTCTGGAGCAGCCTCTGTAGGAGTAACTTCCGTAGGAGTAACTTCTGCAGGAGCTACTTCTTCTGCAACAGTAGATGGCACAATACGTGTACCATTTGCATTAAGCTCCGGCTTGTTAATTTTGGCAATTAGATCGATGGGGATAATATTCCCTTCGGGAGTTTTGATTACGTTTTTAGGTGCAGCATCTTTGAAAATAACTTCTTCATTACCAAAGGCATCTTTACCAACATATAATCTTTCGTTTTCTGTAAAACCTAAATTGTTGAAATAATCTTTTATTTCCTGTTCTGTAGCTTCTGTGCCCTGAATATAGGGTTGCTCAGTAATAATTTCAAAATTGCCTTCTGCATCAGTACCAAAACCAATAACAGTTATTTTTGCTGCTGGAAAATAAGCATTGCTTAATGTAATGCTATCGAGTGCTTCTCTTAAAGTAGTGTAATTTCTAGTGTTAGAAGATTTGATTACAACACCACGTTTTCTATCTAACCAAACTATAGATTCTTGGCCACTATTAATAGGTTTTCCGTGCTGCTGATTTAATTTGGCGTGAGCATTTTCAGTCCAAATACCCTTTTTCTTGGCGTATTCTTCTACAATCTCCTCTTGCCTGTCATTGCTTTCGTCCTGAGTGTCTGTTCCTCTATCACTTTTTCCAGTGATAATGGTTGCTTCAACATGGATTGGACCTCCTTCAATGAGGCCTCGTTGCTCTGCCGGTGAAAATCGTTCAAAGTCAACATTTCCCGATTCAATTTCTTTTCCATAATCTTCTATCTTTTGCAAAGATACATCAGTTACACCCCCTTGTGCAACTTCTGTGCTTATTTCTTGTAAATTTGTTTTTGGCTGAGGCCCAACTGCTTCGGTAGGTTTTTGTTCCAAAGCAGTTAATTCTGCATCATATTTAGCATTTATATCTTCTGCTAAATCTTGCTTATTTGCTTTTTCAAGATTGTCTTGAGAAATGTTTTCTTTAAGCAAACTTATGTGGCCGCCATGAACCTGTGGAGTATGTCCAGTAGCTTCGTCTCGATTATAACCAAAGCCTTTATAATAAGGACTATAACCTTCTGGTGTTTCAAAATCAATTGCTGGTGCTTTAAATTCTAAATAATTTCTTACATCATCTGAAAGCTCTTCAAAATATTTATTGGCTAATGTCGCATATGCTCTGTCATCAAGTGCTCCTGTTCTTTTTTGTTCTGCAACATAAAACTCTATTCCTGAATCTTTTGAATCTTTATATTTTTCAAAAAGAGCAGTAATTTCACGAAGTGTTTTTTCTTCTATAGTTTCTTTATCAATATCTGCGACTCCAGTGTCTTCTAATTCTTTTTGTCTTCTCTGTTCTATATCAGCTTTTTTAGCCTCTATGTCAGCTTCTGTCTGAGGCCCAACTGCTTCGGGCGTAGCCTCTATAGGACCAACACCCTCTTCGCCAGGAATAACCTCGGCAGCAGCAGGTGTAACTCCTTCAGGAGCTTCCATTTCCGCAGCAGGTTCAACGGTAGCTGTAGAAACTGGTTCTGGAATATAATCCTCACTTATCTCTTTAGTTTTCTTCTCGGTGGTTTGCACAGTTGATTTATCGTTCAACTTATCATCAACTACATTCAATACTTCTTCTACTTCTTTTCTAGTATCTTCGTCTAATATCACACCGTATTGTGAGGCAACACCCGGTTTTGTTAATACATCATTTAATCTTGTTCTAGTAGCAAGTAATATTTTAGCATTACTAGCACCAGAGAACAAAGCACTTGTAATTGCTATTTGTAAGAACTGATCAAGTGCACTTTCTGAGTCCCGACCAAAAGCAGTTTTGAAATTCTTCTCAATATCTATACCTTGATCCGCAAGTGTTTGTAAATATTGACCAGCGTATTCCTGCACAGTTTCTGCGCCACCACCGGTAAGAACACGAGCAAAGTATTCTAAGAATCTACCTTTATTTCCAAAAAACTTATCTAAATCCAAAGCATCAAATGCCACCTGACCAGCTTGTTCACCAACACCTGTAGCAAAACCTTGACCTGCTGTTTCGAAAATAACACCGCTTCTAATCATATCAGCAGTACTATCAAAAAGACTTTCGCCTATCTTACCGTATTTTTTACTTAATATATCTTTGAATTTGTTTGCCCATTTCATAGTTTTAACGGCAGGTAATAGAGCATTACCAGCAGCGATTCCAACCATGGCTTCAAGAAGAGTTCCTGCGCTATCGCTAATCATTTCAGAAACATCTTTTCTAGCAGCAGATTTTAATTTTGGTTCAATAATAAAACCTGATTTTTCTAGAGTTGGAAAAAGAGAATTTCTAATTTCCCAATCTGATTTGGCATCTTCACTCACAGAACCCGGAGTAATGGTGCGACCAATACTCTTACCAGCTTCAGCAAAAAACTTTACACCAGATTCTACTATACCTGTTTCAACTTTGTTTCTTAACGCCACATCTTCATTTAACATAACAGCCCTATTAATGCCGTACAATTCTCTTTCGACATTAAATAACTGTTTGTTATACTCATCCATTTTCTTCTCGTATCTAGCAGCATTTGTATAGCTTCCATCAGGCAAACGTATTTGTCCTGTACCGGCAGTGCGAGCAGCACTTATCTGCATGGCTTTAACAGCACTAGCAAATGTTCCTTTCTCAGGAATTTCTAGACCGTCTTGTTTCATGAGATTGAGTATCTCTTCTCTTTGTTGGATTAACTTATCCCTCTTTTCAACAAGAACATTCTTTGGCTCTTTGCCATATTTTATTTGAAATTCTTTGTTTTCTTGTTGAATCTGTGCAAACCTAGGAGCATTCTTTATTGACTTATTTACAAATTCCCCTGTTCTCCAGTCATATAAGTTGTTCGGGTTCTCCCTGATTTGATTAAGTTGATTCTGAAGTACGTTTATAGTTCTCTTGATAGATTCTATTTTATCGTTTTTAGCACCCAATGCACCTGGAGCCTTGCTTTCTTTATCTAATTTATCGTAAAGAGCATCAATATGTTTTGATAAATTATATCCCTCTTTCTCATCATCAGATAACAAATCAATTGCTTTATTGTTATAATATTCTAAATAACGAGCATTAGCCATCTCAGGATTATCACCAGACATGGAATAAAAACTATTTTTGAGATAATCCATTCTTTGTTTACCCAAATCCTCGATGTAAACTTGTTTTAATCTGCTTATCTCTTGCTCTGCTGTTTCTTCTCCAAAACCTAATGATAACAAATGATTTTTGAAGCTTTGTTCATCTAATCTTCCATTCCTAAAACCAGGCACACCAACATTTGCTGCCATCTTTCCTTCTTTGACAAAAAGAGTTATAGGTTTATTGTTGAACAAAGAAGAACCAATTGATATTTCATCTAGTGCCATAGTATTTCCATTTTCATCCTGGAAATCATAAAATGGTATTTGGCTATATATAGATTTTTTATCTGCTTTTAATTCGGCAACTTCCTTATTGTAATCTTCTAATGCCTTTGCTTTTCTTCTATCTACAAATTCTCTTCCTTCTGCTATTGCTACAGGATCTATATTGTATTGAACTATTGGATTATCTGTGAATACACGCTGTTCTTCAACATCTAATTTTGTAGGAATAGCCTTTTTCTCTTTTTCTTTAGGTTCAAAAAAACCTCTTTCTTTCTGAGCCCCAATCCTTAGAGATTCTTCTCTTGCTTTTTCTATACCTGTCTTCAGTTTGTCTTCTACAAATGTAGGTGCTGTAATAGGTTCGCCTTTTGAGAATTGTTCTAACTGTTTAGCAGACTGAATATTAAATTCTGTTTTTAATCTTTCGCCTTCTTTTTTATAAATCTTATCGTAAAAAGCTCCTGTAGCATAATCCTGAGGTTTTAATTCATTGGGATACTTTTTCTGAAAATCACTAAGATAATTTTCCCATTTGAAAGTAGGACCTGGCTTGGGTCCAGATGGCGTACCACCAAAAGACTTGCCGTATCCTAATGGCTCAAGTGGAGCAGTTACGTCTTCTATAGCAGTTGCCTCCGGAGCTTGTACTTCGGGAGCAATTGCTTGGGGCTCAGATTTAGAAACGGATGGAGAAGCGAAATCTATAGATCCTAAGGCTGAACTCAAAATACCGGTTCGGCCTGTTTCTTTTTTTTTTACTAGATTTTCAAACTGATCTTTGGATATATCTTCATCCTCCAACCAAGCGTTATAGAACTTTTCTTTTTTCTGTTCTGGTAATTCTTCTAAGTAAAGTTTAAAATCATCTGCGGATCCGAAGTTAAACTCTGAAAAATTTTCGTTTGCAGAGAGCTTATCATAAAGCTCGTTTATGTTCTGAATAGCCATTATTCAAAGATAATAAAAAATTTTTAATAAAAAGAGAGTTGTGGTGAACTTTAGTCTTTGATTTGATCTTTAATGCTTTGGACATTTGCATCGTATGCCGTAGCCTTCTGAATCATCTCTTTTATCATCTGATCAAGCACATCTTTTTTACCTTTAGGTGTGCCATATTGTGATGTCAGATTTGTATAATTATCTAATTTCTGATAATAAATAGCATTGGTTCCGGCCTTCAAACGAATAAATACATCAGCTCCAGCAACTTTTGCTTTATCATCCTGTGTTCTTCCGACAGATGATATTGGATTTCCGTTTTTATCAACAGCCAATATTAATACACCATCAGGCTTAACTTTATTAAGAGTTCTTGCTGTAAAGGATTTAAAATTGTCATCAAACACTTCACCTTGTGCCACTTGAACACTCGGCATTTCTTTTTCGTATGAGACATTCAATTCCCCTAATCTATAAGCAGAATTAGGAGCACTCATTATACTTTTAATTCTACCATAGTTATAAACAGGTCTGGCCATTTCTCCCTCTTCTCTTTCGCCAACATTGACAGTAACATTTGTTCCACGAGGAGCAAACGTAACACTTCTACCTGTTTTTGGCTCTCTCATGTTCTGCACTTTTTGCAACAAATCCTTTTTGATTACATCTACATCTTCTTGAGCATATGTACCATCAGCATTTCTACGCAAAGGCAAATTCCTTTGATCAGCATACTGAATAGCAAAATAAGGATTTGTTTCTATGATTGAATCTAGTGTAGCTTCAATGCTCGGCAATTGAGCAACATTTGAATATAAACCAGCTAACGCAGGATCATTTTTGATCTTGTCGGCTTCCTCATATGTTAAAGGTCTTAATTTAATATCTTCAGTTACAAGATTACCAAATTGATCTCTAGATGTTTTTGAACCAACTTTAACACCATCAAATTTCTCTATTTGGCTTACTAGAGTTTCAAGAGGTTTTTGATTAGTAAATGGACTGTAAGATATTGAACCATTAGGACGAACAATAAAATCACTTGCCTTTGTTGGATCAAAACCACTCTGTCCTAATTTAGTCTTGAAATCATCTAAAGTCTGTGCGTTTTCGTATGCAGTATTAAACTTATTCCATTCTTTAGAAAAGTAAGTATTGCCTTTATCTATGCTAGCAGTTCTAGTATCGTAATCGTTGAAATCTTTTGACAATGTTTCAAACTTTTCCATTTCACCAACATATTGATTCGACAAATTTTGTATTTCGTTTTGCCAATTGTTTGGACGTTGCGCCTTCAAATCTTTTACCTTATCCAAATAAACAGCCTGTGTTTTTTGAATTTCGGGCAGAACTAAGCGATGATACTGACCTTTGGGAATAGCAAATTTTTGTTCTATCTCAGCAATTCTTTTGGCATCTTCTAAACCTTTTTTAGCAAGTCTATCGGCCTCTTTTTGGCCCATTTGGAATTGCATCTTACCTAGCTCTTCAGCTATTCTGTTTCTGCCTTGTAGAGCAATCGCTCCACCTAATGATGGTTGTTCTGCCATAAATTATCTAAAACGAGTTTTTGGTGTAGAGTATCTTGTTCTTAAAGTAGGTAAACCTAAATCGTAATTATATTCTTCTCCTGGATATGTTCCTATTCCGCTCATGAGATCAGGACCAAGAGACGGAAAACTTCTGCTAGAAATTGTCGGAGCCCCAATGCTTAGCTCAGAACTACCTGTTGGATACATTCCAGCTGTTCTACCTGTTAATCCTTCAAAAGAAGTAGAAGGAGTCATAGGAGAAGTTTTTGTTGCATCAGTGGTTGGTGCAGTTTTATTACCATATAAATCTCTATACATTTGACGATTCGCTTCAGCATTTTTCTGTTGCATCTGAGACATGGCCAATCCTCCAAAAGCACCAACAATATCTTGACCAGCCTGTTGAAAACCCAAACCTAATTGTCGTTCCAATTCCAAACGCTGTTGTAAACGCTGTGCTGCATCTGCTCTTTGTAGTGCTGATATACCTTGATTTGCTCCTATCATTCCTACCATACCTGCTCTTTGAGCTGCTTCATTCTGAGCCCCAAGACCAAGTGCAAATTGACCAGTATTCAGCGCACCTAAACGAGATAAAGCAGAAGACATCTGTCCTCCTGATAAATCAGCAGCAGCTCTTTGTTGACCTAACTGAGTAGCAGCAAATTGCTGCTGTGCTAAATTTCTTGTTGCAGGAGTCAACCCTTGTCTGAATTGTTGTTCATAAAGTCTGCGGTTTTCCTGCAAAGGAGCCATGGCTTCCATTAAACTAGGCATCCTTTGTTTCTTAACTGCATCTAAACCTTGTTGTGCTTTAATTAGGCGATACAAAGCAGAACCGCCTTGTGCTGCCATCGCTGCTATAGTAAATGGATCCATATTACAAATTTATACTTTTTTTATTGATTATACAAACGTGGACTCGGACGGAACTTAATTATAAAGTTTTTAATCTTCTGTCCTCCGGTAGATTCAAGACTCATTTTTACTTTCAACCAGTATCCCCACAAACGACTTGTGTCTCCATTATTTACCAAAGTATTGGTAGTATCATTCTTTATGGGGCTATACCACAAGTCTTCTCTCAATTCGAATTCTGTTTCATCCAAATTAGAAATGTGATTCTTAGTTGTGAAATCAGTATTGAAAGGTGTTTTATCTGAGTTAACCAAAATAGCTTCGAAATTCTTAATTAAGTCAGGATCATAGTTCATTACTGCGGTAATATTCGGAGCCACGAAAGAACCATAGTAATCGGACTCAGGACCTACGTCATGCAACCACAAATATTTCTGATCAGTTGGTTTGGGTGAGTAGTAAATATTATTGTACTTCAAGAAAATATTGGGCCAATAAGAGTGGAAAGAAACAAATCCATTCTTTAACTCATCATATACCAAAGTAAAACAATTTGTTGTATACGAGTCAGTACCGGGAGTAACTTTGGTCCAATAAGTTTGCCATGATGCTCCGGTCTCAGGTTTATTTCCAACTGCTGCTGTATGAGCTAGCTTACACTTATAGAAGTAAGGTAATCCTGAAGAATGTGTGTACGTACCAATTGGAGTAATGTATACGTAGTCTCCTACATTGTAAGTAACAGTTGTTTCCCAATATGGGATATTGCTATTGTATCCTTTGAACGTAAATATGGCTTCTGAGTATTTATCATTCCATACTCCGTGTATGCCCTGTCCTGTGAGGGGATTATATTTACCTGAGGCCCATTCGGTATTATTATTCAAGAAACTAACAAAACCCCTATCGCTTATAACTCTTACACCATCCTGGCCAAAACGCATCATCTTTTTGTTCAGCTCATTATACCAATAAGCAGTATCTTTTCCAGTGTTTGTCTTACCTTTAACAAACTGCCATTTTCCAAAAAGACCAATGGAACTAATTTGCTGACCACGATTACCTAATATGCTACCACTACCTACAACAACATCACTACCAGCCGAAGCGTTAGAATAAGTTGCATCCCGGAAGTATTGTCTTTGGAAAGAGAATGGTTGCCACGTATAAAAATTATTGTCAATTATATCATGATGTGTAATAGGACCTAAAGTTAAATCTAAATCAGCAAAGTCTAGAGGTTGGAAGAAACGATAGTTATCTTTCTGAGACCCAATCACTTTTTTTGCTGACCAAATAATTCTGTTTGGAACCTCACCAGTGTAAGTAGAATTTGGATCATACCCCAACTCTATTATTGTTCCGTCTTTTGGTGTATATGCATCATTATAGTCTTGTTGTTTTGATACTTCAGGCCATTGTTCACACCAATACAAAGCACCAGATGCCCAACTACCTTTAGGATATGTACCCCCATATGTTTTTTCTGTGAGCTGAGGATAAACATTTCCTGGACCATTAAAATCACCACTCTGCTCTATAACATTAAACATCTGCGTGTTTAAAGCATTTTGAGAATAAAAAGAAAAACCGACACCATAACCTTGTAAAGGATTATTCCACGGCTGCAATCTCATAAGCATATGCGATTTTTGGCTGAACACGTCTCCACCAAAAATCCTTACATTATCTACTACTCCATTTTGTCCAACAGACAAATAAGCAATATGACCAGTAGATTGATAAACCGTTTGTTCTTTATTTATTGGATATTTTTTATTAGCACCTAAATTTCTGAATATTTGTCCGTAATGATTACCAAATTCATTTGCATTGTATGGAGCACCAAGTGCTGCTACAGGCGTGGTCAATTTGAAAACTTCACAACTATATTGCAAACCTACACCATCAGCTAACGTGTAATTTTCTCCGTCCATATTTCCTTGATTTCCTGTATCCAAAGAAATATGCGATATTAAAGAATAATCAACATAGTTGTACGGAAAATTAATCTGATCACCAAAATATCCGATTGTATCGCTATAAGAAGAAAATCCAAAAGCTTGTGCAACACCACGAATTTGTGTTTCATAGTTTACATCATATGGTAAAAGTATTTTGAGTCTATCAGCAGTGCTAAATTCATAATTCTTTCCGAAATACAAATCAGGCGAATAGAAAAACAATCTTTGAGATCCACCAAGACCACCGGGCACTGGTGTTCTAATACTTTTTTGTTGCCATAGATTTGTAATTCTTGAAGTCCAACTAGTTCCACCCACCAAACTCGATGTGAAAAAGAAACCCGTTGCTAATACTTCCGGTATTCTTTCTGCACGAACAAAACGATAGCCTACAATCAAATCACGAATGGGCGTGTCTCCTAATCCGCTACCATCTGTATCAACAAGATAATCTAAATCTATATTGTGAAATTTGGGGTAATATACTTTTGTTAATGTAGCAGTTGTATTAGTTAAATTAGGATCTATTTTTGCCAAGCGCACACTTCCTGTTCCTGCGCTTATAAGAGGTTGTATAATCTGAGACCCATAATAATCACTTGTGACTTGAAAATTATTAGGAGTAGAATTAATAACAAAATAAGTTGCATTCATTACCAAACCAGCCAAACCTGATGTTATGGTAAAGCGTATTTCATCGCCATCTTCATAGCCATGATTAGTGATAAGAATCCTATTATTTACTACATCTACACCGCCTATAACTCTATTGCGTATATCTCTCCTCGAACTACCTAAATCAATATTATAATCTAAATCATCAATACGTACATCATCTACCCAATAAGGCGCACTCCACTTACCAGTGCTTTTCCATTGAACCTGAATACCAAAACGATAGGTATCATTTATCATGTATCCTGTATTGTTCAATACGTTTTGAGGATCTTGATATTCTCCAAATCTATAATTAGGAGTTGAATGAGAAAAAGACGAACCGCTTCTACCTACACTAGTTATATATTTTTGTGTAACGGAATGAGTTATTTGAGAACTCCAAGCGGTCAAATCGTAATCAATTTGTTCGGTCAAATTACTCATTGTCATTCTATTATCAAATATCTTCAAAGTTTTTACTGTAAGATATTTAGAAGTAATAGCGACTAATTCATTAATTGACAGGGGTATATTTTCTTGGCCTTGGTTATTATGTACCAAGTCTAATTCTGTTTGTTGATTTTCTATTTTGAAACGCTGTACTATTTTGGATGAAAATACTTCTCCTTCGTATTCTATAGCAACCAATTCGAAAAATTTATATACACCAGGAGTAAAATTTCTTACTTTCATTCTCACAGATTTACCTGTGATTACGTTGACAGCATCTCCAGCAATTAAAGAAGGTTTTGTCTGTACAGCACTATATAAATTAATTAATCCTGTTGGATATAAAAAATCTGTACCAATTAAATCCTCTGTCAGAAAACGACCTGTGTATCTTTTGTTTCCTGCCGACAAAAATCCTTCTCCCTCAACAACTCTAATTTCATCGATATATGCAGAAGGATTACGATAAAAGAAAGATGTTTCCTGATCAATTGTTTCGTATTCATATCTACCACCGGTAGTAAATAAGAAACCATCAAGAACTTGCAGATTCGAAGTCTTTAGATATATTGCCCTTGGTTTATTATTACCATCGGTCCAATAGAAATTTATCTGAGTCCCAATCTTTTCTATTTCGGCCTCAACTCTCTTGCTCTGCGAAAGACCTAATTGTTTAGCACGTAATAATCTTTTGTATAAGTATTTTCCCTGATTTACACCAGTCCCTTTTGATAAAACCCCTATCTCACTTACTTCAGAAAAATTACCAAGCACGTTAGAACCAGCTAACCACAAAAATAAATAATCATCTAATTGCTGAGAACCCACAACTGTAAATGTGCCCGCTGTACCAATATATTCTTGTTCTACTTTAAAACTACACAAAGAAGAAGTAATATTTTCAATTTCGAAAACATAATCTGTATCTGTAGCAGGATTAAGTGTTACAGTAAAATAATATATATTTGTTCCACTAGGAACCAAAGGTCCAAACGTAAATGGTAAACCATAACCAGCAGCAACTCTTAATAATTCAATTTGAGTTCTAAGAGTATTTGAATATGTTACAGGATTGGTTGAACTTATAGAAATGTTGCCGGAAGAAAACGGAGTACCATCAGAACGAACTAAAGTGATAACACCAACATTTGCCGCTGTCGAAAGACTTATTAACGGATTTAAATCAAAATAAACCCGGTAAATCTTTGTCTTTGTCGTGTAGCCTGGAATATAATCAACCGTAGCTCCAGCGTCATCGGTTGCTACTATTACATTCTTATTGCCCAATACAGACATAATACCGCCAAAGTTCTGATCACCAGTGTGACGATGGCGAATATCATTGGCATCAACATAGTTACCTTGGTTCACATAAACCAATTCGGTATCTTTATCTAAATTTCCTGAAGGTGTTACTCTTACCTGCATTATACGTTAGCGAGTTTTTGTGTTTGGTATTCCCTTTGATAGTTCTGCATTACTCCCATACCAAAATCGTTGATATACCTACGAGTATATTTCCAACCGATGTAAGCAACGAGCATACGCTCCCAATCATCAGGAATGATTATGTTATCGTCTTTGTCAGTGTTTAGGCCGTAGTAATGGAAAACAATTCTTGTGCCATCAGCCATACCTATGGCAGCATCAAAAATAATAGTGTCCTCCTGGATGGTGTAATCTATATCTGGGCAATAGTGCTCATTTGTATTGCACAATGTAACACGAATTACTTTGAACCAATCAGAAGGCAGCGTAGCTTTTGAATCAGTTATAGTAAGATTCTTACTCTTCTGAATATACTTATTCATTGTTTTATGAGACCGAATGGCTTGGTTTACAAGAACCTCAAACCACAAAGCATTATTCTCATAGGAACAATTTAATTCTTCGGCTGCTGCTGCTATAATGTCTTCTATTTTCATTATTCAGGAATATTGGTTGTACCGTTCTGCACGGGACGACTTGTTTTTCTAAACAGATCTTGAGTCACCAACTGCACAATATCATGTTTCAAGTTCTCATCCACCGGGTAGTGGTCAGTATCTTTATTGAAATTTGGAATAGTGGTAGGATTGTTAAACATCGCACGCACCATAATATACTCCAGTTTCGAGTTGTTATAAAACTGCAACACCAGACGATTCTGATCCAAGTGTTTAAAATCCCACAGAATATCCTTCTTCCTCAGGAATATTGAGTGTCGAGTCAAAGTAGTAAAACCCTTGCGAATCCTTGTGAATGGTTTCAGACCATTGGCGTGGCCAACGTATACAAAACCATCATTCATTCCATCGGTGCTAATTACATTAGGACACTCGAATGTTACAAACTCACAGTTCTTATCTCTCTCCTCAAAACTAATATCAAGAGTCTGAACCCAGGCATCATTGATAAATTTGCCCATTTTCTTGAGATATGCTGCAATAAGATGAGCCCTGGCAGCATGAATCTTAACTTCGATATATTCATCGTCAAAACGAGACTCATTGTAAGTCATACCACTTAACAAATCGCTTTTTATCTCGTCTACTATTTCTGCTAAGTAAATCATGGGTTATTAATTATATCTTGAGCTGCTGATTGTTTTGCCGGATAGTCGTGACTTGAAGCAGCGAAAGCAAGAGCACATTCATCCAACAGACGATACAAAAACTTTTCAGAATAATAATCCGTCAGCAGTATTACGCTGTTTGCAACATCTATAGTATACGGAGCAGTACGAATGTAATCCACAGTAATAGAAGTAGCTGCCGGAGTTACTTTCATCATTCTGTTCTGACTAGTTCCGTTATTTATAAATTCATAACGAGGAGTAATAATGCTCGCCTTGTGAAAAGAACCACCCTTGCGAGTAGAAGACATCTGCCTTATTTCTCTATCGTAAAAATATACATAAGTTCCAGGTGTAGTTGCAAAGTTTCCACCTGAATCTTTTGCCTGGAAAGTATCTCCATCCACCTTACTTACAGTATAGTTGGTAACTCCTAAACGAATGGTAGAGCCCTTTCTCAATGGATGATTTACACTCGTCAGAGTATTTCCGCTAGCAGTCACAGTCAAATTCTGTTCGAACTTTCCAAGCACACGCATCATGTGCATATAGAAAGGAATTTCATTTACAGGTGGAGTAGGCGTTGTAGCGTTGGCGTTCAATATATAAACACCAGCAACAGGAGTGAAGGTTTTGTCTTTCAACTGAAAACCAATCATCTCGTCAGCCTCAATCTCAAAAGAAATATTATGCCAGTACCTATCAACAATACGTGACATCGCCTCCTTAATTAGAGAATTGGCTTTGGCATTATCTAGATATGCCGAATAAGCCTTGTCAATTTTCTGCTGAAGATATGACCAAAATTGTGCACCAGTCATTTATTCAAAGATACAAAAAATATGCTAAATAAAAAAAGGGCAGAATAAACTGCCCAATTTTTATAACCTAGAAAACTATTTTTTATTCTTCGTTCTCTTTTCTCTTTCCGGTTTTCCTAGCTTCTTTCTTATCGATAGAAGTAGTCACAGGAAGAAGATCAACGATTTCTTGAGGCAGATTCAGTTCATCTACAGTTTCAACATTCTTATGCTCGATTGCATCATGTTTATCCACTTCGGGTTTGATGTAATTTTCGAACATATCGTTGTCGCTCAAAATCAAAGAGATAACTGCGTCAATACTGATGCCTGCGTTTCGGCCTCCGATCTTGTAAACAGAACCTTCTTTCTTAACGATGCCGTAAGAGATAGCTTTGTTTGCGTAGATGGTAGCAACTCTTTCATTTGAACGAACTGAGAGATAATTGCTTACCAAATCTCTTTTGGCAATAGCAATACCGGAAAGAGTAAGACCAATCAGATGCAGATATACTTCTTTGTCTGACATATTGCGAGGATCTGAGCCCAAAGCAAAAGTCAAGTCTCTTCTTTCTCTATCGGTCATTTTACTAACTTGCTCAACGCAAACCAACTTGCTTACAAGAGCATCGTATTCAACACGAATTCTTTCTTCTTTGATTTCAAAAACAAACTGCTCCGAAACAAAGTTTGGATTCTCGTAGCCTTCTGTTTTTACCAAAGGATGATTCTTCCAAAACTCGATTACGCTCAAGTCCTGAAAATCAGCATCATCCAAAGTAAAGGTTACAGGATAACCGGATTCAAATGTGTGTTGATAAACACGTTCTTTTTCGTCCAAAGAAAGGACAACTTTTTTACCGCTCGCCAACAGATACTTTTCCTTATCTGTCTTTTTGTCACGGTACGAACCTACGATGGTAACACTACCACGGGTACGCTGAGGGATAATCTGTGCTTTTATTCTCATAATATCTTTTTACAAATATAAATTATTTTAATCGGAAAAACAAAAAAAGAGGGAGATTTTATTCTCCCCCTTCTTTAAGAAAAGGCTAATTACTTAACCAATAAGCTTGATAAAGCAGTAATCAAGTTAGCGTTGTTACCACCGTCTACGATGTAGATGATGCTCTTCTCAGTGTCACCGGTTCCGCTTGCAACAGCTTCAGTTCCGCTGTAGCTTTCGAAAATCAGTGCGCTGTAGTTAGTACCAGCAACAGGCAAACCAACAGTGCTGTTGAAGTAGCCAGTAGCCAACAGCTGAGCACCGGTAGCACCGATCTGGGGTGAACCAGCGGTACTTACAGAAACACTCAGGTTAGCACCAACACCCAAAGCAAAGATTGGGAAGCCAGCTTTAGCAGTAACAGTCAAGGTTTCAGTACCTGCACCGCCAGTTTGAGTAGCAACTACACGAGTGGTCCAGAAAGGATGAGCATTGATAGCAGCTACGAAAGCGTTAACAATGGCCAAACGAGTAGCACTAGCAGTAGAAGTGTACTGGAATACAGCCTGAATTTCTTGAGGCAAGTTGTTGTCAAAGGTTTGTCCTTTTTCTGCGCTCAATACTACACGATAATCGGTATTATTTACAGCAGTAGGAGTAACAACAACAACACGCAATACTTCAGCAGCATAAGCTTTGTAAGTACCATTCTTAACGCCTAACAGGTAGATGGGGAAGTTTCTCAGAGCAGCAGGAGTAATAGCAAGTGTATTAGCTCCGCTGAAGTTCAGATAACCACCTTTGTTTACAGCGTCAGTGGTAGCAGTAGCACCAGCAGCAACTGAAGGGAAACAGTAATAATCAAAATTTTGTGACATTTTTTAGTTCTCCTTATTAATTAGATAGCGAATTCAATCAGACCCATTTTGTCTGCAACACAGTAAAGACCACAGTCAGAAAGAATGTGGAAGTCAACACCGTCAACATCGCTAGTACCCAGAGAAGCCATAGTACCACTAGAGATAGCAGCTTTGATAGTGCTAGGATCGCTGCTGTCCAGGCCAATCATACCAGGAACGTAGTTAGCGATAAGCTCATCATTGTTGAAGTGATACTTCTGAAGGGCAGCGATAGTTCCGCTTCCGTCAGCAGCAGGGATAGGAGTCATGTCGATGAAGTAGATAGAGTTGCTCATCTTAGGTTTGCCGTTGATAGCAGAAAGTTCACCACGGAACATTTCGTCATCAAGCAGAGCCCAACGAACAAATTCAATCTCAAGACCAGCGTAAGCATACTTCATAACGTTCAGACCGGTAACTGAAGTTCCACCGAAAGTGTTGGCAGTACCAGCATATTTGATGTAGTCACCGAGGATAGTCTGAAGACGAGCCAAAGCAGCAGAACCCATAAGAGCTACAAGTTTACGTCCACCTTCAGCAGATACACGAACCATTTGCTCCAAGAAATCGTTGAATACGTTCTGAGTCAATTCAGCAGTCAAAGACAGGTAAGAACCGCCATTGTTGATGATAGACCAACGAAGACCACCGGTAGTGAAGTATTCGCCCTGAGGACCAACTTTGATAGCACGCTCAGAGAAGGCATATTTGTATTCCAACTGCTTAGCGAAAGCTTTCAAGGTTAGATCGTCATAGCTCCTCCACCAGAAATCGCCATTCCACTTCACGAAAGAAGCGATACGATCTCTACGGCTCTGATGGCTGCTCTCACGAGTTACAGCAGTCAGGGCGTAGTCGGTGTCAGGAGTGTAGTTCAAAGTGCTCTTACCAACGCTAGAACGGTTAGCAGAAGCGTCAAAGAAACGCTTAGCATTCTGACCAGCGAGGAAGTGAGTACCAGCTACGAAAGAAGATACGCTGTGAGGAGCAACTACGATAGCGTTACCAGACAAATCAACATTGGTAACAATACCTTGTACCATGTTTCCATCAGCAACGATGTCACCGATACGGAATTTGCTAGAATCTACAACAGCAACGTTAAGAGCACCTGAACCAACGGCAGTACCGTTAGCAACGATTTTAGAGAAAACACCCAGGTTTCCAAGAGAGCTGATTTCTACTTTAGCTTGAGGGCTAGAGATAGAAGAAGCCAATTTAGAAGTAAGCTGAGTCAACACGTTATACCCGTAGTCCTGGGCATAAACCATCGCCATCTTGTTGGGCAATGAAAGGCCTTTGAGCAGAAGTGACTGACTCAATGGCAGGTTAGTGATAGTTGACATTTTTTAAATTTTGTTTTTTTTGTTTTATCCAATTAAGCCTGGAACAAGCTATTAAAGGCATCTTGTGCTGCCTCAAGTCCGGAACCAACAACGGAACTTCCACCGGTCATGTTTTTACTAGGATTGGAAACTTCTTTAATTATCTGTTCCCTACCTTCATTCTTGGCTTTAGTAATGTTGGCTTTTACCAAATCTTTTCCATATTTGAGCCAAAGCCCGATGGAATACATTTTGGCGATGTCGAAAGAACCGTCTTCGTTTTGGAGAGTAAACTCTTTGTCGATGAAGTTTTTCAAATCCTTGGACATTTCGTCTGTGATTTTTAAACCGTACAACTCTTTGCCTACAACTTCGTTTGAGAACTGATCTAGTTCGGCATTGTATTTAGCAGAAATGGCCTTCTGATATTCTTCGGCTTGGGTGTTGGATTTTGTTAACTCTTTCAGTTTACTATTATTCCTCTCCTCAAACTTCTGTTTAAAAGAATCGGCCCACTGTTTCTTTTGGAAAATTGATGCTGAGTCCCATTCCATTTTGGCTTGCTCCATTTCATCTTCGGAGAGATTCATGAATTCTTTCAAACCTTCTTCAACCAATTTGTCCTCAGACCAGGTAGAGAAATCTTCTACTTTATAATCTTTAACAAAATCGGCCAAAGTTTTTCCGCTCTTCTTATACTCAAGAATCAATTTCAAATCATCATCCAATTCTAATTGGGGCTCAGATTTTTCAGTTTTTTCTTGTGCAGGAGCAGGATTAGCAGCAGTCGTAGTAGTTGTATCTTCTTCCCACCATTGTTTTTCAGCAGGTTCTACGGGAGCAGGCTCTGCCGGGGTAGGAGTAGTATTAACTACAGGCTCTGCTGGAACTGGTTCAGCAGCAGGGGTCGGATCAACAGCAGTATTTTCTACAGGAGCTGAATCCGCAGGTGGAGTCTGAGTACTTCTTAGTTGCTCAGCAAGATCGTTCATAAATGATTCTGACATAATTTATACAAATTTATTGTTTTTTCTGCAAAGTTACAAATTTATTGTGGGGGCATCATTTCGCCACCGCCCATCATTGCTTCTTCTGCCATTGCATCTTCAGGACTTGCTTCCTCGCTAGTGGCTTTATCAAATGCTTTCTCAGCCATTTTTCCTTGTATTCCGAGTTCAGCACGATAGTTAGCACCTTCCTCTTTCATACCTGCAAGAGCTTCCTGTTGTTGCATCTGTTGTTCCTGTTGCATTTGTTGCATCATCATCATCATTTGCTGTTGCTTTTCGGCATCTCTCTTTTTCTTATTCATGGTGTACTCAAGTTGGTTTTCCAACTCTGTGTAAGTCTTGCACTTTTCAACCTGCAAGTATTCCATGAAATCGATAACACCATTCTGCATTGCAGCCTGAGCAATGGCGAGTAATCTCTCTCTAGCCTGCTCATCGATGAAGTCTTTAACTTTGATATAAACACCCAACTCTTCGAACTGGAAATCTTTGGTAACTTTCAACCATTCTTTTCCTTTTGTGCCTACAACAGGAATAACAGTTTCGGGCTCATCAATCAAAGTTAATTTATACTGATTAAGTGCGTATGCTAATTGCTTTTGTATAAATTGGATATAACCCTGATACAAGTAAGAAGTTCCAAGATTTGATTGAGCAATAGTTCCAGCTTGGGTTTTGGCTCCAACATATCCTGACTGCTGACCAAGAGCAATCTTAGGAATGTTAACGATTTCTTCCATCAGTCTTTCTTCTTCTCTACGAAGTGAAACAAGTTGCTGTACGTTAGGATCAAGAGTCATATCTACAACCTCTACCAAACGTGCATCCTGTCCGGCAACAAATTCTTCTCCGGTTGCGCTACCATCGGTAATGTGGATACCCATACGTTCAAAATCACTGATTACGTCACGAGGGGTGGAAGTACCTAGCTTCTGACGATTAATTAGATACACCTTACCTTTTGCTCTATTCAGCATTTTGGTAATCTCATTGGTGATGTAATCAATACGATCCTGGTGTTGGTGCAGACGCATGGTAACTGACCTGTTTTCTCCCATAACCATATTGGGAATAAATACCTGAAGAGGAAGAAGAACATCGCCAGGGTTATCTGTCTTTCTTACGATGTTTGTAGTTTCTCCCCAATCAACCATATATTTATTTCCGATCAGTGTTCCTTTATAAACAGTTTTGGTCCAATACTGTCCGTTTCTTCCGTTTCTGATTTTCTGATAATGAGTATTGCCAAATTTATCTTTGCTCTTCTCATAACCCAAATCTTTCATACCAACCCAATAGCCGGTAACTGCTGCCAAGGTAGGAAGATTGTTTACGTTGAAAGCCCAGTTGGTTGCGTAGGGATGGGTAGTGAGGTCAAGCAGTTGATACAGATTATTTGAGTTAATCTTCTTCAGCTCTTCAATCTCCTCTGTAGTGAGAGAATCCTGATAACGCTCGATAATATCGGTGATGTTTAACCAATCTACCTTACCAACGAAACGAGCATCCTGATTGAAATCATCATCTTTTGCCCTATCTACAATAAGGTTGTGAGGCAGAATCATATCGAAGTACTGTCTACCATTTTCGATTCTGTTCTCGATACCGATAAAACCACCCAACAGAGTATAGAGGAAACCTTGCTTATACTTTTCTATATACGAGTTACGATTCAGAATATCTTCGCACATACGCAGAGCAAGTATCTCGCTTCTTTCTTTATAGTTATACTCCATGAAACGATATACATCTTCAGGAGTTTCGAACTGATTTGTCTGAGGCCCAAGCGGTTGGAAATCAATTCCGAACTGATTCATTGCCTCAAAAAGTTGGGGAGCCTCAATTTTCAAAAGAGCTTCCTCCAATAATTCAGTCTTTCTATTTATTGCGTCTTGGGACTCAGATTTAACGCTCGGATCTATATTCTGAATCATGCTGATAGCATTACCCACCATATAGTCAATAAGAGAAGTAACCTTCTGACCGTTAATCCAAACCGTTGGCAAATCACAATTGTTCTGGTCCTGAGTGGTGTAGTAATAATCTTTGTTATACTGACGACCAAGATAGTAGGTATACATCCTAACAATCTCATCCACAGGATTCATTAAGTCACTTGTTTTTCTAACTCTAGAAATGCGGTCATGCCTCTTGTTAAAGTGAGACATGATAAACTTGATATTCTCCATGTACCAGGTTTTATCTTTTTTGCTTTCGCTGATAAACTGGTTAGGTTGGTTCGTAATAGTATACGGCATTAGTTACAAAATTATGAAAAAAAATTTGGATTTTACAATTTTTTTGTTTTTAAGATATATATTTTGGTTGAAAAAAGCAAAGTTCTGCTAATCTATGGGTGAAGAGGGGATGAACTTGGTATTTGTCAGATGAAAAGGGAATAAGACAAATACTAGTAACTCTACACACACAGTTAAGATCCGAAAACATCTAGCACAAATAGCACTTCGCCTATGGGAGACCCTCTTTTTTAAGGAAAGCCATTTTTGTTTGCCTTACTGACTCGTCATCTTTTTTTTCATCTTCACCCCCAGGTTGTCATTTTGGACATTGCCTGGAATTTTTTGAGTCAGCATCTATTTGTACTGTTACTTACAGGTATATTTTTATTTACCTCCCTTTTGTCATATTCGGTTAGGAGAAAAGAACCGGAATATAGAGCTGTAAGAACCGCTTTTGGTGAAATCCTTTTAAATAAAAAAAGGGGCCCACCGGTTACCACATTGAGTACCAACCCAACACCGATGAACCCCAAATAAGTTCTTTAATGTTTTAGATTGGCAATACAATGTGGTATTACAAACCTACAACCATTAATTTTATTTGTCAAGTATATAATGACGAGGAACGCACTTTTTGATGTAGAACTCAATAAATTCGGCCCCTTTTTCAACTAACATCTTTTCAACAATCAATCTAAAGACGTATTTATCGTTAAACTTATACTTCTTCTGGAGGATGTCCAGGAATGGTTTAACCACGTTATCTACGTCTGAAGCCATATTGCTAAATCCTACAATCAGGGAGAGTTCAATGGGCATTTTGGTTTGGCTCATATCTACGAACTCCAATTTGTCCATTACCTCTTTTTCATAGGTTACATATTCCTTTGTCTTAAAACGCTTTCCCTGCCAGGCTTTGTTGACTGAGAGAGCCTTAATTTCTACCCTGTCTGATAATAGCAGGATATTCTCTTTTGATGATGTCCTCATTTGCTTCTAAATCTGTGTACATTAAAAGTTCCATTGGTATGCCGTAGAATTCTGCTACAGCGTATATGGAGTGTAAATTATAAAAAATCCCATTTTCGTATAATGCCTTGTTCAAATTACCAGATGTTTCCAATCCCATGAAAGATTTAATCTTCTGAGCGGAGCAGTACTCACCATGGAGCTTACCGAGGAAATTATTATTACGCCTAATTAAATCAGCCATAGTTTCTAACTTCTTTCTCATCCTCTCCTCATGGTAGGTTTTGCGAGCATCTGCAATGAGCTCGTTCTCCACCATAATGTTCAACCCTCTTTTCTTGATGGACCGGATTTTATCTTCTAATTGATCATAGTTCATTTATCTTGGCTTCAAATTCTTTGAGGTATCTCTCGTTCTCTTCTACTAGCTTAACCACCTCTTTCATAACGATGATTAATTTTTGCTGATCAATCAGAGATTTACCATTAAGGATGTTATACACATCGTACTTTTTAACGCCCAACTTTTCGGTGCGTTCTACAATCCTTGCCATGTCGCCCCTCTTCAACTTTTCTTTGAGGCCCAAAATTTTGTTTTTAAGTTCGTTGTTCATATTCTTTTACAATTTTACGCAAAAAATTTGGAATTACCAAAACTTGTAGTATATTCGCATTACATTTTTAAAATAAATAGATATGGGATTAAAAACTGGAATGGGTAAGAGAACTTACCTGACAATTAGAGAAGGCAAGATTGCCAAGAGTTTAGGTGACAAGAAGTATGAGCTGTACGATTCTATCGAGGGCTACATTTTGGGCATCAGTACAAGAGAGGGTACTTATGGTACAGATCTGTGTATTGACATTAAAGATGACGAGGTGTATCAACTGCAAATCCGTCTCAAAGGAGAAAGCGGTAAACAGACTGCATACTTCATTGCTTTTGCACACTGTGCTCCAAACATCGATGTAAGTAAGAAAGTAGAATTCATCCCTTCGCTGAAGATTGTAGACGACAAAAAGCGGTCCGCTCTTTTCCTCAAGCAGGGTGGTGAGACTTTGAAGTGGGCATATAAGCGTGGTGAGGGTATGCCTGAGCCCGAAGAAGTGTTCAACAAAAAAGGAGAACTTGTTTCTGTAGATTGGTCTGAGGTTGAATCTTTCCGGATTGATAAGGTTAACGAGTTGAATGCTCGTGCTTCTGAGGCCAAAGCATTTAACAATATGGTTGCCGGTCCTGCTGTTGTTGAGACAGAAGAGGTTTACCAGGAAGAAGAAGGTAGCGATCTCCCATTTTAATTATGTCACGAGGCGTAGCTAATCCTACTCTTGCTGATAAGATTGGTAAAAAGGTGGAACCTGTTCACATGAAGCATTATGCTAGTGAACAGGTTTCCATCATACGCCAGTCTTCTATTAAGAGTGCAGTTGAACTGATGAGCGGTTGGATTGCAAAGGAAGATAAGAATTACAATCCTCAGCAACTTGTAGAATTGACTCTGCTTGCTGCCGAAGAGTTTGAAAAATGGGTGTTAAGAGATGAATCTACAACTAGTACAAATTAACAAAGATAAAGCCTATGACGAATGGCTTAACTTCCGATCACGAGGCTTAGGGGCTTCTGAGGTCGGAACATTGATGGGCGTAAATAGCTGGAAGAGCCCAGCTGAATTATATTACCAGAAGATTGGTCTCATCCCCCAAAAAGCACAGCAGAATATTCCTATGTTCATGGGAACTATTATGGAACAGACTGTTGCTGAGATATTTTCCTATTGGGATGGAGACGATGAGTCCATGCTCAAGAATCATGAGGCCGGGACCAAAGTGCGTACTTTATACGAGCCGGTGGGTTACATCGTAAACCCTGAGTATCCTCACTTATTCTTCTCTCCGGACCGCTTGCAGATCAGCAAAAGTGGTATTCGCATACGCAATGGTCAGATTAATCTCAGCAGCGTTGAGGCAATTATCGAGATTAAGACAATCAGCGGTTGGAGCAGTAAGCAGTGGGAAGGCGGTGTTCCTCCATCTTATTACTTGCAGTTGCAAACCTACATGATGGGCCTTGGTATAGACAAAGGTTACTTGGTTGCGCTTGAGGACGGAAGAAATTTGAAGGTCCACTACTTTGAGAAGGATCAGGAAATTATGGATGCTATCGCTAATGTCACCAAAGACTTTTGGGATAGGGTAGATGCAGGCCGTTTAGCTCTTGAATTAGGAGAGGACTATGATCAGTTTGCTCCTCCTCCTGATGGAACAGAAGCATATGCTGAGTACTTGAATACTCGCTTTGCCAATCCGGAAGAGAATTCAATTGTCAGCACTCCTGAGATAGATGAGCACATTGAGGAGTATCTTGCCATTGGGCCTCAGATCATGGAACTAGAAGAAAAGAAGAGAGAACACTCCAATTACATAAAAGCATACATGGGTGAGAATATGATAATTGACAGCGAATTGGCAAGAGTAACATGGAGACCCAATAAGAACGGTACTAGAGTATTTAGGATAAATTAATGAAAGGGGATATAGAGTGGTACAAAAATATGTGGTCCACAAGACAGAACCATCAATGCGAAGAATGTGGTATACGTCTTCCACACTTTCATCCGATGTTTGTGTCTCATATCATTACCAAAGGGAGCTATCCGACTTTGAGACAGCATCCCGAAAATTGGATGCTATACTGTATGGATTGTCATCAGCTTTGGGAGTTTGGGAACAGGAAGACGATGAAGACATATCCCAGGGCGATGGAGATAGCTGAAAAACTGAAGAGAGAGTATCACGAAAGCAAGAAAAAGTAGATATTTATACACATTGTAAAAATTTATTTGCAAGTTGTAAAGTTTTGTACTTAATTTGTATTCATGGAAGCAACCAAGAGAAGCAAGCAGTATTGTCCCACTTGTAAAAAAGAAACAATGCACACACCTAAGTTAGGACTTGCCCCTCTTAACAAAAGGTTATGCGAAGTATGTAGAACAGTAAATGAAGTAAAATGAAACAACATACACACGAAGAGTTAATATCTATTGCAGATAAACTTTACAGAGAACAAAACCCAACAGAAACTATGTGTACACCAAACAGCGTATATATAACAGTGCTT